AGTGTCATTAGGATATCCAGGAGGAACTATACCTCCTTGAGCCATCTTAGGCATTGCACTACGAATAGCAGTCATAACAATTCCTGTTGCTAATGCTATCATAGCTGGGAGAACGAATACAGCAAAAGGTCCTGTAGCATTAGCAGATTGTGTAGCTCCTTTTATAGCATTCAATAATATTTCGTAAATTAAAGCACTTGCTACTTTAAAAATAATACTTAGAGCCATGTCCCCAAACCTCATCCAGCTATCTGCTCCTTCTCTAAGACTATCACTCATTTGATATAAAGTTTCTGCTAACCTTTGTCCTAACGTAATTACAGGCTCTAACTGAATATTAGCTGCTAAATTATTAGCTTCTTCTACTACTGTACGAAAATAATCTTTTAAATTAGATAAATCTTCATTTATAGATTGTTCAAAAATTTTACTACTTGCGTCATAATTACTCTCAATTTGTGATATTAAATTTTTATTTATTTCTTCTTGTAATGAATTAACTTTATCAGCATAAGATATTCTCCAAGAGTATTCTTGCTCTAAAGCTTTTTTAATTTCTACTAATCTATCTATTTCATTTTGTGTTTGTGCTTTTAATATTTTTTGTTCAGTTTCTTCAATTTTAGCCCGTAATTGTTCTAAAAGACCCATCCTCTCTGTAATTGTTTGTAATTGTGTAGCTTGTATTTTTTGAGAATTTTGTTCTTGAACATTTTCAGAATCTATAATTTGCTGAATCAATTTCAATTGTTCTTCATATTTTTCTTTCCTCTTACGAGCTTCTTCATCTACTTTTTTTAATCGTATATCTGTATTAGTTTTAACTAATCTTAAAGCATCTTCTTCTTGAGTCTTGAAATACTGATAAGTTAATCCTTGTGCATTAATTAAATACTTATTAAATTGTTCTCTTATTTTTTGTTCTTTTTCATAAGTTTTTTGTTGTATTTTAATTCGTTCTTGTTGAGCGTTTATTTCTACTTCTAAAATCTTAGCTTCAATTTCACTTAACTTTGATTGAGCAGCTTTTACTTTAGCTTCTTTTAAAAGTGCTTGAATATATTGTTCTTTAGCTTCTTTAGCTTTATTAGTATTTATTGTTTCTAATGTAAGATTTCCAAAATATTCTGGACTTATCTTGTTTAACTCTTCTATTGCTTTTTTCCTTTCTTGTAAACTTCTTTTTTCGTCTTGTGCTACTCTAAACAGTTCATTAGTCTTTGCTACTTGTTCAGATATATTACGAATTGCCGTTTTATTTATTTCTTCTACTACCTTTTTAGTTTCATTTCCTTTAGTAGCTAATAAAGAAATTGCTGTTACTACTCCCATTATTGCTATAGCTATCATTCCAAAAGGATTAGATACAAAAGCAGCAGACACCCCTCTAAATACTACTGTCAACATTTGAAAAGCTTTTATAAGATTAGCTACTCCTAGTAAAACAGGACCAATAGCTATAGCAATACCTCCTAAAATCATTATAGTTTTTTTAGTTCCTTCATCTAATTGACTTAAATTTTTCAAAAAATCAGAAAATCTTTTTATCACTGGAGTTATAACTGGTAACACAGTGCTCCCAAAAGCTCCTGCTAATTCTTTCAATGTTTCTCTGAATTGGCTCAACTGATTAGCTGTACTTCCACTTGTACGTTGAAAATCTCCATGAGCATTCTTCGTCATCTCAATCACATAGTTATATCTGAGCTGCACCTTTTCTAATTGCGTCATATCTTGAATGTTCTTTTGTATTCCTTTACTATATGCCCAAGATTGTAAGTTAGCTTCTGTCATTACAACTCCTAAACGTTTCAAGCTTTCTGTTTCTCCTGTAAAAATTGCTGTAAGAGCAGTCTGGGTTTCTTTAATTCCTATGTTTTTGAATGATGCTAAATCAGCAGCTAATCGAACTAAAGACATAGACATATCAGCAGCAGCTTCTCTACTCATTCCCATCCCTGTAGCCATATCTCCAAAAGTAGCTGCCATGTCTAATGCTGTGCCTCTAGCTATTCCCATGACTTGAATAGATGTCTTTGCCCATTCTTTAACTTTGTCAGAACTATCTTCAAAAGCAACATCTACTTTATTAAGTGTTTCTACAAAATTAGAAGCTGTTTTTACTGCCAATGCTCCTGCTACAGACAAAGGCAAACTTACATACGATGAAAAATCTTTACCTATTCTTCTTAACCTATTAGATAACTCTCCCATCCTTTGTTCTGTAGTCTTTATACTTCTTTCGAATTGCTTTGTATCTAATCCTAATGTAGCCCAAAGTTCTCCTATATTCATACTTACTTCTGTTTATTGTTTAATTTAGTTATTAGAAGAAGTTTGTTCTTAATTTCTCTCCAATCTTCTATTTTACTTTCTTCTATATCCCATTTTAATTTAAACAACTTTTCTGGTTTTCGTATTTGATGTTCTCTCTTCAAATGAATATTTAAAAGATATACTGTTTGAATTCTAGTACTTTCCCAAACTGCTCTTATCAATGTATCTAATTCATCATTCTTAGCTTCTATTGCCCATTTCAATTCTAAAGGAGTCATTTCTAAAACTTGTTCTTTATTTATACCTAATCTTCCTACTGCAATAAATATAATCTTGTCAATATTCAAATCTTTACTATTATCATCTATTGTTACCCTCCTTTCTTTTTCTGTTCTATCTGAAAAAAATTTGGAAGCTTTTTAGTAAATTCTAAAAAACATTCATCTAAAACATCAACAATGTCTTCTCTTTTTAAATCTAATTCTTTATCAGTAGCCTTAGCTCCTGAAACAAGACTATGATACAAAAGAGGTTCGTATACTGATAAATCTCCATTTAGAATATTGTTCATACTACTATCAATACCTTTTTCTTTTAACTCATCTACAGTCTTCTTCAACGCATAATATGAAACTCTAAACGGATATTTTTTGCATTTATAAGTAATGTATTCTACCATAGCATAAATTTTTAAGGAGTATCAGGACCAGTATAAGTTACTGGTCCTGAAATTTTAATAGTAACGTTACTTGTTATTTTATCTCCTGTACTTGCACTTAAACTCAATTCAGTTACGTATCCTGCAAAAGTCCAAGTGCTTCCGTCGGGAGTTTCAATTTTGTAATTTATCAAGTTATCGCTTTCAAAATCATCTAACATAATTTCATATGTAGTAGCTGTGAAGTTCATAGTCAAGCTAATTTCCCCACTATCCCTAAATCCAGGAACATATTCCTTGTACCCTCCAGTACTATCTAGACTAGTAACGTCTATAGTGTCTCTACTTACAGAAGGTCCGTCTATTGCTGTTATTTCAGCAATAGGAGTGTAAGGTAATGAAGCTGAAGCTGTTTCTTTATAAAACTTAGTACCTACAGAAATGACTGCATTGCTCATAGCTTTGTCCTCCTATTTGTTTTTTCTTATGCAATTAAAATTTAATACATATACACTCCTACCTTTTTCATCTTTTTCTAAAAAAGCAGGAGAATGATTTGCTTGTATATAATAGTAATAATAATTTTCTGTTTCAAAATTATTCATACCATGAAGATATTGATAAATATCAAAAGCTATAGCTTCACAATAAGCATTATTTTTATCTCTTATTCGTACTTGAAAATTCTGAAATTCTATTCCTTTAGTGCCATCCAGAAGAACTTCAGGAGCTTTACCTTCAGTATCAAAAACAGAAACAATAAAATCAGGAATATCTGGATAATAATTAATGAATAAATTCTCTCCTTCGTTAAATACAAAATTAGAATTGTCATTTGACAATTCTAATAAAGTTATTATGTCTTTACTTACAAAATTCATAACTTCTTACTTTTTTATTTCTACATTATTTTTTATTGTTTCTAAAATATTATTAGTATTTCTCATTAAAGCACTTTCGAAGAATTTAGCTCCTGAACCTTTACGTTTCCATTTCACTAAAGGAGAAGTTCTCTCATGTACAGAAGCAGCATATTCTGTACTAAACCCCATCATAACTTGAATTTTTTCTCTGTTTGGGACTACTGTCCAGCTATTTCTCAAATTTCCTGTATCCACAGGAATAAGAGGAGGTGTAATATCCATGTCTCTTCTTATTAATACTGCTG